AAAGCCCTACAAGTCCCCGCCCGCTGCCCTGGTGGCCGGGTGCGTGGCGTTGACCGCGTTCGGGTTGCTCGTGCTGTGACCTGCGCCTGCGGTCGCGCAACCGACCGGCCGGACGGCGAGTGCTTCGCCTGTCACGTGCGTGGCGTGGGCTTCACCTTCCGCGGCGTGCATCTCGGCCAGAAGCAATGGCACGAGGACACGCTTCACTCCATGCAGCAGGACATCTACGCCGGGGCACGTGCCTCCGGCACGGACATCACACGGGTGTGACCGATGCCGCGACTCACCCAAGCTGAGCGGCTGGCCCGCTACCGGGCACGGATCGAGGCGTCTCGCCGCTGGCGTGAGAACCGCGGCTACGTGGACACGTGGAAGCGGCTGATCGACCTGTACCGGGGCAAGGCGGATACGACCGCTCCCGATGACACGGCGATGGTCAACATGGCCTTCGCCGTGCACAACATCGTCGTCGCCTCAGTCACCACGCAGTACCCGAAGTTCACCGTCTCGCCCAATCAGATGGACCAGGACGCCCAGGCCATCATTGCCGAAGCGGTGCTCAACTACGCCTGGCGTCACCACGACTGCCAGGACGACTTCCAGCTCGCCGTGAACGACTGCTCGATGGTCGGCCACGGCTGGTTGAAGGTCGGCTGGCGCTACGAGGAACGCAAGCAACGGGTCACGCTCACGGCTGAGGAACAGTTCGCCCAGGTGGCTGAGGCTGAGGCGATGGCGCAAGCCGGTGCGGCAATGGCACCGAGTGAGCTGGCCGGAGACATTGCCAATGCGGAGATGATCGAGGATTCGGTCAAGCCCACGCAGACGATCATGGAAGTCGTCTCTGACGACCCGTACTGCCAGCGGGTGTCGGTGTTCGATGTCGTGATCGACCCCGAGGCCACGTGTATGCGTGAGCTGCGCTGGATCGCCCAGCGCAGTGTCCGTGACCTGAGCGTGGTCCGTGAGGACCCGGCCTACGACGCCGCCGCCCGCAAGAAGGTCACGGCCGATTCCATTGCCGACGACGAGGACAGCTACGCCCGTCGTGACGAGGACCGCACGGCCGACCAGGAAACCGACGACGACCGGGTCACGGTGTGGGAGTTCTACGACCTGATCGAAGAGACGTGGTCCACCTTCGCAGAGTCGGGCGAGGGGTTCCTGATCAAGCCCGCCGACATTCCCACGTCACGGTTCACGAACCCGTTCGTCATGTTCCGCGACTACGAGGTCCCCGACACCTTCTACCCGATCGGTGAAATCGAGTCGATCGAGTCGTTGCAGGAAGAGCTGAACAAGACCCGTAGCTCAGCGACAAGGCTCGCCAGGCTCTCATGTCCGAGTTGGACGGCGACGTTGCTCTGATCACTGACGACGACCGGCCACTGTCGGACGTGATCATTCCCGCTCCCGCTCTGACCTTTGACCCGAACCTGTTCAATGTCCATTCCGGCCAGATCGTGGCCGACATGCAGCTGACCACCGGGCTGTCCGACTACCAGTTCGGCCAGATGCCCGACACCCGCCGCCTGGCCACCGAGGCGATGGCGGTCGAGGGCGCCACCAACGCCCGCGCCAGCTTCAAGCTCGGGCGCATCGAGCGCTCCCTGGCCCAAGCCGGGCGCTACCTGCTCGGCGTGCTACAGGAGTTCCTTGACGCCGAACGGGTGGCCCGGATCAGCGGGCCGGGCGGCGAGATGCTGTTCACCTACGTGGCCGACGACATTCAGGGCGAGTTCGACTTCGTCGTGGAGGCAGGTTCCACGCAACCCAAGAACGACATGATCCGCCGCCAGGAGGCGATGCAACTGTTCCAGACATTGGCTCCGTTCATGGGCACGCTGATCGACCCCAATGAACTGATCCGCTATCTGTTGCAGCAAGGCTTCGACATGAAGAACGTCGATCGGTTCATGATCCCACCGCCGCCCCCGATGATGCCGGGCCAGGTTCCACCCGGCGCGGAGGGAGCGGAGGGTGCCCCGCCCGGCGTCCAGCCACCGGGCGGGGCCGCACCGATGCCCGAGGGCAACGGGCAAGCCCCGATGCCGATGATGATGTAGGAGGCCACAGTGCCAGAAGGTGTGTACACCCGAGAGGTCATGGAGTACCCCGACCCGTCCGCCAACGGCTACCCGTCGCGTGGGACACAGCCCTACGGCCGCTCCGGCTCGGTGCTCTTGCTCAACCCGGTCAGCCTGCGCGTCCAGACCGCCGCCGACAACTCGGCTGCCGAGCTGCGCGACCCGCGGGTGATCCGCACGTGGCCGGTGGCGCTCGTGCCGATCCCGCCAGGGCCAGTGCCCGCGCCCGTGATCACCGGCATTGTCGTGACCGGGCCGGGGTTCACCGTCAACGGCTCCGGCTTCTCCCGCCAGGCCGACGTGTTCGTGAAGGTTGGCACCGGGGCCGGGTCGTTCGTGGCTGCCCCGACCGAATGGGTCGATGCGGGCAAGCTCCACGTCACCTACGCCGTGGACCCCGGCCAGAACTACGCCGTCAAGGTGGACGATCCGTTCGGCGGCGAGTCCAACGTGATGTCCATTGTCGCCTAGCTTGGATGATCCAGCGACAATCTCTGGACAGTCTGGCCTGGTTGCACGTATCGTGACCCATTGAGCAACCCAAGGGGGACTCCAATGGGTCGGTACACCACCGACGATGACGGTTTCAGCGACACTGGCGAAGCCAGCACAGACGCTGAGGTCGTGTCCGAGGACGCCACGCTCGACACGAGCGAGGTCGAACCGGACGAGGTTGGGGACGAGCCAGCCGGTGAGGACGAAGGGACAGCCGAAGGCGCAGAGGTCGAGGACGGAGACGGGGCGGCAACGTTCCCCGTCCAGGTCGGTGGCGAAACCATCGACGTTCCACTCGATGAGCTGGCCAAGGGCTACCTGCGGACCGCCGACTACACGCGCAAGACCCAGCAACTAGCTGCCGCCCGTCGTGATCTTCATGACGCCAATGAGCTGATCGGTGCTCTGGAACGGAACCCGGCCGACACGCTTCGCGTGCTCGCCCGGCACTACGGCCTGGGGGACGTGACCGAGGAAGCGGGCCAGCCCCGCTACGAGGAAGCGCCACCCGAGGTCGTCCAGCTGCACGAGCTACAGGCGTGGAAGTCACAGATGGAGACGCAGCAACGGGAGGCCCTGGTCGATGCAGAGCTAGCTCGTTTGCACAGCACGTACGGAGATTTCGAGAACGAAGAGCTGTTCGGCTACGCCGTCCAGCACGGGATACAGAACCTCGAAACTGCCTACCGGGCCATGCACTACGGGAGCAATGGCAAGCCGAAGGTGGACAAGCGAAAGGTTGCTGGCCAGATGGCTGGCAACGGCCACCGGGCGAATGTCGTTCCCAAGGCCCCGCCTGAGCGAATCAGCTCGTTCCACGACGCGTACCAGGCCGCAAAGCGCGAACTCGGACGAACCTGAAAGGACCTAGCTCATGGCTACCACGGCCACCGGCAACCCCGCCCTGGACGAGATGCTCACAACCACGCTGAGCAAGTGGTTGGAGAAGAACTTCGTGGACAACGTGTTCAAGGCACGTGTGCTGTTCCACCTGCTCAACAAGGCCGACAACATTCGCAAGATCGACGGCGGCGAGTCGATCACCGTGCCGGTGTTGGAAGGCGACAACGGAACCGTGATGACCTACTCCGAGGACGAAGAGCTTCGCATCCTCCGGCAGAAGGGCTTCACGGGCGCCCGCTTCGACTGGTCGCAGGCAGCTGTGTCGGTCACGATCACGGGTATCGAAGAGGCCAAGAACCGCGGCGAGAGCCGGGTCATCAACATCTTGGAATCCAAGACGGAGCAGGCCGAAGAGTCGTTCTCGGCCTTCTTCAACAAGGTGTGGTTCGGCAAGAGCACCGACGCGCTCAACCGATCCGTGATGGATACCTCCGTGGTCTGGCTCGGACTCGGGGACTTCCTCGATGCCTCGATCACGACCGTGGGTGGCATTGTCGGCAGAGCTGCCGCCACGCCATTGCAGGCAGCCAATGAGCTGGGCGACTTCACGTCGAACCAGGCCGCGACGAAGTCGGGCAACATCGGCTCGCAGTACCCGACCGCCGTAGGCGGCGTCGCCGGTACTGCCGATCCCGGCTTCGGTGACAGCCCAGCCGGTTTCTGGCTCCCTCGCAACGCCACCGTGGCCGCGCCCGCTACGGGTGGCACGGGCGACTACGACATGGTCGCGGGCAAGCGTGCGATGCGGAACATGTACAACTCCGTGTCGATCGGCAACGACCAGCCGCAGGTGATCATCGGCACGCAGGCCATCTACGAGCAGTACGAGGACAGCCTGGTCGATCAGATTCGGTATACCTCGACCGAGATGGCCGACGCCGGGTTCCAGAACCTGATGTTCAAGGGCTGCCCGATCACCTACGACGCCGACCAGGTTGCCCACAAGGCCGACTTCCTGAACCTCCGCTACCTCCGGGTGGTGGGCCACTCGGACACGTGGTTCAAGAACACGCCGTTCGTGCGGCCGAACAACCGTGATGCTCGCACGTGCCAGATTCTCTGCTACGGCCAGTTCGTCACGATGAAGCGGTCGGCTCAGGGTCGGCTCACGTTCACGCCTCACGCCTGATCCGTCCACCTTCACATTGGAGGGTCGTATGCCCGATCCACAGCACCAGCATGGTTCGGGTGTACGACCCGTGGGCGAGTACCAGCCGGGAGGTTCACCCGTGAACCCCTACGGCAAGTCCAAGGGCGTGACCGCCGTGCACGCCGAGACGATCCCGCCCGTGCCCAAGGAACGGCGCGGGTCACAGGAGAAGCGCCAGCGAGAGGCCGAGCACGAGCCGCGCCGTCGTGGCCGTCCGGTCGGTTCCCGCAACCGCCCGCCGATCGACCCGGAGATGTTCGATGCCCCGCCCGACGAAAGCTGAGCTGTTCGACCAGGCCCGCCAGTACCTCGACACCGATGACCTGAACTTCCCCGACACGTTGCTCGATGTGCTCTTGCAGCGCATCTGGTTCCAAGCCGTGTCCATGGAACGTGAATGGCGGTTCTTTCAGCAGCAAGGCACGGCCCCCGTGTTGGCGGGGGAGGCCAACGTGCCCTTCGCCTTCACCGTGTCGGCGGCACAAGTGCCCGGCGTACGGCTCACCAACGTTCGCCTCGACTCGTCCGGCGTGGACCTCCCGTCATGGGAGTACACGACCGCACAGGCCAACTGGTCGGACGGCCAGGGGTCGCCGTTCGCCTACAGCGAGCGCAACGAAGGCCCCACGCGCACGATCCGCCTCTGGCCGACGCCCGCCGCCGACGACGTGCTCACGGTGGACTTCTACGCCGAACCTGTCTATCCAGCTGTCGGCACCGAGCCGTTTGCGGACCTGCCCGCGGAGTTCGATTCGGCCTTGCTGGAAGGCTTGCTCTCGGACATGTACAACCGGGAAGAGGACCCCGATCTTGGCCAGATGCACAGGACCATGTTCTTGGAGCAGATGGGTTCGATTCGCAACCGCTGGCGCTACTCGGTGGACACCCCGATCATCATGAACGGCCTCGCCCGTGCTCCCGGCCTCGATCCCGGTGGCTTCGACTCGTTCGGTCGGATGACCGCACCGTCACGGCGGCGCTGATGGCTGCTCGGACTTCGTCCTCACGAGCGCTCTCACACGTCGTGCTCAGCGATTTCTCGGGTGGGATCAACGCCCGTCGCGACCGCGTCAACATGAGTCCGAACGAGTCCCCGATGACCCGCAACATCGAATGGCACGGGCGGGGTGGATTCTCGATCCGCAAGGGCCTCGGCCCATTGCTGAACGCACAGCGCGGTGAAGTGCTGGGGACGAACTACGGGACGAACACGGGTGGCGGGGATGGGGTCGGTTCGGCCTATCCGGTCGTGTTCTACCACTACCTTCGCGATCCCCAAGTGATCACGACCTTTCAGTCGATCTATGTCGTCTACCTGGCCAACGGGCGAGTGGTCATCTGCCTTGACTCGGGGGCGTTGCCGACCGGGGCCGACGCCACGCCAGGCGAGTGGACGGTGCTCACGATCGGCGGGACGCCGATTGCGCCCGCTGGCGCACCGTCGTTCGTCGGCTGGCAGGACAAGTGCTACATCTCGCCTGGTTCGCAGCTGACCAACGGGACGGGTAAGAACTGGTGGCGCTTCGACGGCACCACGGTCGCCACCGTTGCCATGGGGAAGGCGTTCAATGAGAACTACGCCGCCCCCACGGGCGGGAACCTCCCCGCTGCCCGGTTCGGTGCTGCCTTTGCCGAGCGGTTCTGGACCGCTGTCCAGGTATCGGACGCAGGTGTGGTGCAAGGGTCACGGGTGAGATGGTCGCACCCTGGCTCGGCGGAAGATTGGGCGACATTGGACTACGTCGATGTCGGTCAGCAAGGCGACACGATCACGGGCCTCGCCGCCATGCGAGACATGCTCGTGGTGTTCAAGAACAGCTCGATGTACGCCGTGCTCGGTTCCGGGGCGACGAACTTCCGTGTGATCGAGATTTCCGGGGCCATCGGCTGCACGGGCCAGTGGACACGCGACGACCAGGGCGGCATCGTGTTTTGGGACCCCACCATTGGCCTCTGCCGTTTCGATGGGTCAGCGGTCAAGAACCTGTTCGCTCCCATTGTCCCCATGCTCCAAGATCGCCTCATCACCCGGTGCTCGGGGGTTGCGACGGACGGCGAACGCATCTTCGTGCTGACCGATTTCAGCGACGTGCTCGGGGACCGCGTGGCCGCTCCG